GTCGATCAGCATTTCCAAGCCGAGAGTGTTGGCGTGGAGGATGACGCGATCCAGCCAGTCAAGGGTGGCGGCACGGCCGGACGGGTTGTTGGGGTGGTGTGCCCGTTTCCGGTAAGACAGGTCGACGGCGCGGCCGGTGGCGTGAACGCTCATGTCTTTCTTGCCACGCATCTCACGCACCCCGTAGGCGCCGTTGTTCCACAAAGCGTTATTGGACGCTCGACGCGCCTCAATGATCCACTGTTGCAACCCGCCCTTGATGCCGGGTGCGATGCCGTCAAAGCCCGTATAGGGCCGACTGAACGGGACGGACGGGTTAGTGGGGACTGCCACGGCCAAAGGCTGCGTCGTTCGGGTTCAGCCAGCGCAACAGCGGTGGCACAACAGCAGCGAGCCCAGCGGCCAGCAGCTTCTTCGGGTCGGTCTCTCCTGCCAAGTAGAGGGCAAGAGCTGCGCCGAGGAAGGATCGGGCGTAGGACGCAAGCAGGGCACGGTCACGAGTGGGCACGGTCGTCCTCCATATGTGCGTCAAGTTTACCTTCGATGCGGCCGAGGGCTCGTTGGACGATGCCGTGGTCAGCGTGGTTCTCTTTCTTGGCACGTTGGATTAGTGCGACAAGGACGGAGAAGCCGCCGGCGATGACGGCAACGACGATGCCAGTGGACACGTCACTCGGTGCGTTCGTCTGCTGGGGTGGATTCGCGGACGACGTCAATCCACGCGATTTCCTTGGCTGTGGCTTTGCGCTCCACCTCGTCGTATTGCACCATGATCGGATCAGACATCAGGGTCTCCTAGTCGCGGTAGCCGTAGACGTAGACGGTGCCACCGGTCATCGTGCCGGTCGACGTCGTCAGGGTGAAAGCGGTGTACGAGGTGGTGTCGGCAAGGTAGCCGCCTCGGAGGTGGAACTGTCCGGTTGTGGTCGAGGCCGCTGTGCCGTACAGAATGTGGGTGTTCTTGGTGGCAAACGGCTGGAACAGCTCAAAGCGACCGTTGAGCGAGTTGGTGGTGCCTTGCCCTGCACCGGGGAACGACGTGGTGTTCTGGGCGTTGTCGCCAGTGATTGAGGCCGCAGCGTAAGACGCCAACTTCATGCCCGAGTAGTAGTAGCCGGATGCGGTTGCGCCGAGCGTCAGGTTCAGGGTGTTCGTGGTTGACGCCACTCCACCCGAGACCAGCACCAGATAGTTGTCGTAGTCCGCGGAGAACGCACCGGACACGGCGACGAACGTGACGGCGGTGCCGATCGTCTCTTTCTTGACGAGCCACAAGCCAACCGCGTTCATCTGTGCGGCCGTCAACACTTGACCGGCTACGAAGTCTGGGGGGGTTGCCATATGGCTCCTTAGGCTAGGGCGTTCAGGTCAAGTATGCCCGACACGGGGTCGTCCAAGATCAGGGCTACGACGACGGTGGTGGGCGTTGTATATAGGCGAGTCGTCATGCCCCGGTCAAAGGTGATCCGATGCTCGATGCCCTCAACGGACATTTCCTGCGACCGGCTGGTCGGCGTGCCACCAATGATGATCTGCTTCTCCACTTGGATCGCGTCGCCCACGTCAATAACGGCAACCGTGTCCCGTTCGGCAGTTGTGAGACTCCCGTAAAACGTCTCTACCTGGTCAAACCGGTATTGGGGTTCGGGGAACAGCAGATAGTTGGCGAGGGCGAGGCCGGCTGCGTTGTCGTGGACGAGGCTGCCGTCAATGTAGAGCGCCTTGATGAAGTACTCGGCTTGCGATGCCAAATCCTCGGCGACCTGCTGGCTGCCGCCGGCCGGCGTGACGGCAACCCGGTTGACGATGTCCTCGGCAGCGAACGTGATGCCGAGCGCACGGTAGGGGATGTCGGCGCTGTTGGTGTCGGAGAACACGGCGACAGGGTTGGACAGCACGACGCCAATCCGATCCTGCGAGACCAGCACGCCCTCACGATTGACGAAGATCCGGCCACGTTCAGCCGAATAGGTGATGTCGTCAAAGTATGCCTTGACGTTGGTGCCTTCGGGGATGGCGTAGGCGGTGCTGCCGCCGAGCTCGACGGTGCCGGTAGCGATGCTGCGTGCCGCACCTGATGGGTAGGCGACCTCGGTGCGGTCAAGGATGGCGTTGACTCGTGCGCCTGTGAACTCTTTGGCAGGGGTGTGCGCGGTGAGGAAGGTTTGCGCCAGCCGGTACAGGTTGTCGACGCAGTACACGGTGACCGTGTTGATGCCACCGAGCGCAAAGTTGTATTCGTAGTTGACGATGAACCCGACAAACAGCAGCTCTGGGTTGTTGGATGCGTCATACCGGGTGAACCTGACGAGCCGGCCGGGAGCAAGGCCGGGGACGTCGGTGATGTCGTCGTAGTAGGGGCTGTCCTCGTCAAATGGGTTGAACACGCCGTCGGCGAGGCTGTCGTCCAGCACAAAGGTCATTGAGCCCGAGGGGAACGGGTCGTCAATGTCCTTGCGTCCGCGGCTGATGCTTGCCGACAACACGCCGTCGGTGATCGAGGCGTAAGCGGTGGTGCCGTCCAATACGGCGGGGCCGTCAAGGGTGCCGCTGTTCGCAGAGTCCAGCCGCAGTGCGTCTGGGCTAAACCCGATGTCGACTTCGAGGTCAAAGGTGCCTGCGTTGGGGACTACTGCGGTAGGCATTAGCGGATGGCGATGTCTGCGGGGCCGGACACGTTGGTGTACTGCTTGATGGCGTCCACCACAGCGTTACCGATGTCCGCAGACGTGGCAAGGCCGCCGTTGACGTTGACGGTGACGTTCATGCCAGCAAACGGGTCATACCCGGCAAGAAAGCCTTCGGGTGGTGTGAAGTTGGACAAGTCAAGACCGAGGCCAGCGGTCTGCCCCATCGAGGGCGCCAGCTGCGCGCCGAAGTCAACTGCCGCGCCTCCGCTCAACGGGATGCCACCCGACCGGCCGCCACGCGACCCACCCGACGTACCACCGGACACGCCACCGATCGTGCCGATCTGGGGTACGGGGAAGTTCGCGCCACCGGTCACAGCTGCCGGAGGGCCCAACGTGGCCGGTGGCGTATAACTGGGTAGCGAGATGTCGTCGGGGTTTAGTTGCGGGAGCCCAGTGATACGGGCGATGGCGTTATAGGCGTCAATCACAGCCAGCAGTGGGGCGATCAGGTAACGCAGCTTGTAGACCAGCCTGCCGACCATTGACTCCGAGTTTTTGAGTGCGTCAGAGAACTTGAACATCGCTGCGGTTGCGGCGACTGTGTAGACAATCGCCAGCGCCCACGGGTTGACGCTCATCGCAAAGTTGAGTGCGATCACTGCGGCTGTTGTAATACCTACGGCGTAGGTCATCGCAACCAGTGTTTCTGTGTTTTTGGCAGCCCAGTCCGCGAACCGTTGGATCACCGGCAGGATGGATTCGAGCACGGGCAGGAACGCTGCACCCAGCGACTCGGTCGCCTCGTTCATGCTGTTACGGAAGATCTGCATCTTCCCAGCCGCCGTTTGGGCGTTCGCAGCCGCAGCCCCGCCAAAGGTCTGAGCGAGTACGCGCATGACCTCGTCGAGTGACGCGCCTTCCTTGATGAGCGCTGCCATCTCGGGCGACAGGGAACGCAGGCCGCGCATGTTGCCCTGATACGCCATGGCCAGCGCCTCGGACACTTGCACCAGATCGCGGTTTGTGGCGATGCTGATGTCCGTTGCCAGATTGAGAGAGGACTGGGCAGCGCTGATGTCCTTGGTGCCACGGACAAGAGCTGCAAGCGCCGGCCGCAACTGGTCATCTGCCACACCGGTCGCTCGGGACAGCGTTGAGATGTACTGCTCCGAGGATGAGATCTGTGCGTCGGTTGCCTTGACCGTGTTTCGCAGCGCCGTCGCCAACTGGGTCTGCGCTTGGGCATCCTCCATCGCAGCTTTGGTCGCCAAGCCGATACCGGCAGCCAGCCCGGCGAACGCAACCGTGGACGCCATGGCAGCCTTCTTCAGCGCGAAGTTGGCTTTGGCGCCAGCGCCCTCTAGCTGCTGGAACTCCTTGATGGCCTTGTTTACGCCTTTGCCGTCAAACTCCGAAATGATGGGTATTGCGAGTGCCACTAGATCCTCTTCTCAACGGTGCGGGATGCGTCGAGGATAAGACGGCGCAGCGCCTCCGTGATGCCTTCCCGTGCGGCTCCGAATACGGCGCGTCCCATCAGCCGAGTCGGAACGTCAGGAACCTGCTGCCAGAAACGCTCTTGGGCAACCGTGTTTAGGGAGCGTGCAAGTTTGTTGTCGGTGTCGCGGCCGGCAGTCTCAAAGATGGCAGCGGTCGCGTCCCGTTGCTCAATGTTGAGGATGCCAACAGCGTTGCGCCGGTAGTCCAGGCGGAACCGGACGCCACGTTGAGCTCGTGCCACCGAGAACGGGGGAATACGCCTGCCACGGTCGTCCCAGTTCCTAGCCATGCCAGAAAGGGGCACCTGCTTGTACGCCTGCTGCACTGCCGCGACGGCAGGCTTGGCGATCTCGGCGGCCTGCGCCCGGAACTCTTTTTGGAGTTCCTTGTCGATCGTGCCCAACTCCTTGATGACGCGCTTTACGTCAACCATTTCGAGCTGAGCGCTAGCCACTATGTCCTCCGTTTGTTGCGTTCTTCCAGCACCTTACCGACCGTCAACAGGTCGTCTACGTCGAACGGGATGTCGGGCGGCCACCATCGGACAGCGACCAGCATTTCTGCTAGTCCGCGTCGCCAGGTGCCGCTTCGGTAGGGTTTGCAGGCTCCTCGACGATCACGTCAAGGTTCTGCACCTTCTCGATGAACTTGTCCAGCACGGCAGGGACAACCACGCCTGAGCTCTTGGATGCTTCCCATGCGAGAAACAGCAGATCCTCGAACCCGATTCCGTTGAGCAGGTTGGACGCCTTGTTCTTGTAGCGCCGTTCCCACGCCACCAGATCTTTCAGGGACGTGGTGACCTCAACCGGTTCTTGCTCGGCAAGGTTGTAACGCAGCGTGTACTTCATCTGGCTCCTCGTGTCGGGCCGGGGCTAGCCGGCG